TCCTCGTAGTAATGTTGAAGTGCCTTGTCCATATAGGGGACTCCTTCTTAAGTTATTTGTTATTTACCGTTGGTCTGTCGTCCAAGTGCATTAAGCAAACCTTGGATAACAGAGTCTAGTGATTGGTTCTCAATCATAGGTGCTGCAAACAGCCCAGTAGCGATTCGGTTAGCTGTACCAATTGGTGCAAAGCCGCCCATGTTAACGACACCCCCCATCGCAGATACAGCTTCAGGAGTGAGCTTGGTAGCCATCCCAGTGCCGCGATACGGAGGTGAGCCATAGCTCATGTTCTCAATTGTTCGAGCCATTGGCCCAACGCCAATACTATTTGATATAGCACCGCTACCAAGAGCAGAGTCCAAACCGCCGAGACCACCCGCCAATAGCCCCAGCATAGGGCTTTGAGGAGTCGCTTTAATAGAATCTTCATTCATTTACCTTTCCCCTCCCTTATGCGCTCAGGGCGGCAGCGAGTGCAGCCTTCTTCTTGATGTTAGTGAGCGAGTGTTTATCTTTAACAAACCCAGTACCTTTTAAGTCATCAATGGACACATCCACCAGTGCAGCAATATCGCCCTTATCAGAGTCACCAATAGAAGCTTGAATTTGTGTCCAAGGCGCTGTGCCTAAGAATGCGCCGCTGGCGTTCAGCAAGGTCATAGTTGACTTGACGCTGGTTAACAGGTCTTCGTAGTAAATGACCAGCGGCACTTCGTAGCCCACAGTTGTCGGCACGATGGCGCTGCCGCCAGAATCAAGGTCGGCCATGCGTATCTTGTAGGCCGGTGAGTAGGTCACAATTGTGCCCTCACTCATGGAGTACAGGCTGGCGTTGTTGTTAACAGCAATGGCGCCGTGCAGCAAATAGCCTTTGCTCACAATGTAGTAAGCCAGCCCGGCCAACACCTGCTTGGGCGTGTACTCTTTGAGCGTCCGGTTGATAGTGACTTCTAGAGTCGCGCCGTTAACAACCGTGCTGAAACTGGCCGTGATCGCATCGCGAATGGTGGCGTTTGTCGTCGTGTCAATCGCGGGCTCAGTATCGAGCGACAAAGTGAACTTCTCGATCTCGCTGCCCAACATGTTGAAAACCGTTGGTTTGGAGCCGTAGTAGCTCGCCGCGATCCGAATCACATCCGCAGGTTGCACGGTAATGACGCGAGCCACTGACATAGGAACCCACCCGGCGCGCAGCGTGCCATCGACAACCGTGCCACCCACCGGCGTGCCGTTGATGGTCACGTAGGTAGACAACAACTTGTCGGTGCGCTCACGGATCGTTACGCGAGTCCCTGTGCTGTCGGTGAATGTTGGGACAATCGTGCCGTTGTTCGTGATCGTGCCCGTAGTCCTGAAACTTGATCCGGTAACCGTAGCGCCAGAATTGACCGTGATGCTGATTGCACCAAAGCTCACATCCGTGCCAACCTGCGTAACGGGCGTGTGACTCAGGCCACGCCAGAAAGCAGCGTCAGCGTTGTCATAGGCCAGTTTGAACAAGTATTCGGCCATCTGCGCCACTGTTGCCGATGTTGCCACCGTCAGAGTGCCGTTGCCTGTGGTGTCAAAGCTAAATGGTGCTGTGACCACGCTGGCGTAAGGTGTGGTGACAAAGGCGGACTTAGACAGCACAGCAGCAACAGCCACGCCAGAAGTCCCGGCGTTGGTCTTCACATCATAGGTTGTCGGCGTTGACGGATAGCCAAAGGCCAACACGCTCACTTGATACTGCGATTTATCTGTGTAGCCCGCACCTGATGTGTTGTATCCCACGTTATGCGCCACGGTGGATTGCAGCACCTCGGAACTGGCGGAGCCTGTGAAGGTAGTAACGCTCCCAGCGGTGCCACTGTTCAATGGCACGATTACCAGTTTTGCGTCTGAGATGTTTGCGCCAAGCGGAGTCTTTGCAGTAGCAAAAAGGGTACGAATAATCTGCTTAACACCACCGTTGCCCGCACCTCCACCACCGCCATGATACAAAACCTGCGGATCAACTGATTGCAAAGTCAGTCCTGATCCAACAGCATACGTGTCAAGGTTTGTAGCGGTCTGACGAAGCGCTCGAATTGTCCCGCTTGTAGCGTTCAGCACTCGACAACCCACGTTGGTTGACAGAGGCTGCACGGTTGTCAGCTTCAAACCATCAACTTCAAAAGGCCCTGGGAGTTTGAACCGTGTCAGAGAAGAAGTGCTGAATGCTGCATGAGTGTGTGTGTGCGTGACGACTTGGTTGTTGCCAGTTGCCAGCAACACATTATTAAATGCAGTTGGGTTTGTTTTGCTGTTTGGTACATCCAAGTCGTTACGGCCTGACTGGTCATATATGACGCTGCCAGAATCGTGCAAGAAAATACCAAGTCCCACCATGCACTGAGCCGCCCGAGATGGAACTTCAAACTGGCTGTAGCCAAAAGCGGCAGCGTTCTGTCGGTAGTCAATATGCACATTGGACGTGCCAATTTTCAGCGTGGTGTCGTACTTTCCCAGCGTGACGTTTGAAGCTGCGGCATAAGCCCAGTTAACATGAGCGCCGTTCTGCACGATGACGTAGTAGTTGCCCTCTCGTTGTTCTGTCAGTGTGCCGCTGACTGCGTAAATTCGGGCTGTGCCGCCTGAATCAAACACCAATGTGTTGCCTGTGCGGGTGCAACCCACCGATGCAAAGGCAGTTGCCAAATCGGTTAGATTGCCATCGCCTGTGACTTCGTAGCTATTTGCTACGCCTGCAATTGTTTGTGCGGCTGAAAGCGTGAACGGCATTACTTAGTCCTTCCCATGTTTTTGTTTTGATGAATCGCAACTGAATGCAAAACGCCCGGATGCATACGCCAAGGCTCGCTTAATCCCATGACAGCAGCACAAACCTCGCTGCAAAACCACCTACTTGGATGTTCACGCCCAACAAAAGGCAAGACAGTTCGAACAGTGCCAGTTAGGTCATACGGGCAACCATAATTCTCTAAAAAGAAGTTACGTGCGTCTGATTCGCTCACATTATGCAGTGCGACCAAATCCCATTTGGCTGGATTTAGCATCATGCGCTTTATACGCACCCCACCCTCCAAACCAGTGCTTGTTAAGCAATCAACAGGGGAGGCAAATGGATCACCAAAACATATCTCACTGTGGCTGTAAATAGACTTGGTAAAAAACCGGATGCCTCGATTTACCAGCCCCTTCCAGCCCGAGAGAGTGCCTTTGTAGCTTGCAAGGAAGATTGTTTTTTTGAGCACGTTGGTTACGTTTGCTTCTTCTGTCATTTGTTAATCCTTTTTGTCCACGAATGCGTAGAACCAGATAAGAATTATAGCACCAATATCCTCGGCCAGCCAGTGAGGAAAGTAATGATCTACAGGGTATGAACCAACATCAAGATAGTGGATTGACCGTACAATCTGTACCACAAGTCCAAACACCAGCGAAGCAAAACCTACCTTTAACATCCAATGGAAGTTATTGGGGGCCATGAATACATAGATAAAGGCCACAAAGATAGCGATTATTTGGAATACCAAAGCAATCGATAACCAAGCAGCTATTTGAATGTCAATCATAACTTATACTCACCGGCACGTTTCCGTCGAACTGTCTTCTTTGCAGGAACTGCCGGAGCCTCCTGCGCTGCTGGAGCAGAGACATTACCCCGAAGCTCCTGAGCAACTTCCAAGATGTCCTTGTCTTTGCATTTATCGAAGGTATTAGCGATCCAGCTAAGGATACCAACAGCGGAGATACCGATAGCACCACCCAAAGCAAGGGCTGTATTGGCATCGTTAGGGTTCATACCGAGGTAGATAGCCAAGGCACCGCCAAAGATAACCCCGGAACCTACCGAGATACCACCTATAATCGCCCCAGCAGCTACAGGTGTATACTGCTTAAAACGCTCAGGTTTCCAGAAGAATGAGAGCACTAAACCCCCGAATAAAGCTGAAATACCGTAGTAAATCTTAGCCACAATGAATGATACTACTTCCATGACTGTCCCTGATAGTGTTTATTATGAATATACGAATGTAACTAGGTCACCGTTAGCGTCATAGCTGAAGGTTTTAACCAAGTCGATGCCTTCTGGAGTACTTCCTGACAATGTGAGGCTAATCAAGTCACCGTTAGCGTCATATGCCAAGGTCTTAATTATCCCGTTCAGATAAGTGATGGTAATCAAGTCACCGTTAGCGTCATAAGCCAAAGTACCACCAGAAGAAGCTAAGTTCTTACTGACAGTCTCGAAGGTGTTGTAGATGAAGGTCTGTTTAAGCTCTTCAGTGCTGTAACCAGCCCATGAGGAGACAGAAACATTTGTGTTGCTCCCTGTACCAGCCTCTAAAAGAGGCCCCGTGTCGATTTCTCGACCATCGGAGAGCACACAAACTAAACTTCCATCGGCAGCGACATAGACATCGACGATGGATACACCGTCTTTACCGTCTACACCGTCTAAACCGTCCTTACCATCCACTCCGTCACGGCCACTTAAGCCATCACGTCCATCTTTACCAATCTTACCGTCTTTACCATCCCTACCCATAGGACCGGGCTGCCTGACGTAGCTATAAACCTCTTTCAAGGCATTATCTACATCAGTTTTGTGGTCATTAATGGTCTGGGCGATGACTTCAACGGCTGCTTCGTAGGTATCTAGCTCTTCTTGTACCTGTTTAGCCTGCTTACGAAGCTGGATAGAGGTCTCAACTTGAGCCAAAAGTGCTAATTGTTCATCTTCTGACAGATCACCAGCAGCAATCCGTTCAATGAGACCTACTGTATCCATTTAAACTCCTGTTGTAGCTTTGTTTAACGAGGCTGAGAGCTTGGTAACGAAGTCAGCTTGAGTCTTTTGTCTGTTGGCATCCATCTGCATCATGGTAATCTTCTCGTTAGAGTTGATTTCCTTCTCCTTCAGTGCCAAATCAGCCAGCTTCAAGCGTCGTTCAAAGTCCTTGGTCTCATTATCCTCGTTGAGGTTGTTGGACAAGGCAGCAATTACCTTAGCTTTAGCCAGATCAGGTGTTGCAGCAGCCTCAGCTTGAGCCTTTTGAGCCTCAGCTTGGGTCTTCTGCACTGTAGCTTGCTTGTTAGCCAGCTCCAACTGTGTATTCATCTGCTGCATCTGTTGCTGTTCAGGGTTAGGCTGACTCATCTGATCCAAAGCTGCAATCAATTCGTTGCGGTTGCTCAAGGAACTGTTACCCAAGATACCCTTAAGGATCAGAGGCAACACAGGAGTGTCTGGGCCTAATGTCTGTAACAAGGCAATGAACTGCTGTTGTTCGAACTCACGAGCTAAGATACCCAAGGTAGCTGTAGGCATGAACTTCACATCCACAGAAGGGTAACGCTCAGGGTCAAACTGCATATAACGCCAAGCAGCTTTGTTGATGAACGGGATCAGGAAGTCCTCTTGGAAGTTCGTCAAGGTACGCTTGTACTTCTTGATGATACCTGCCATAGCCATAGACATACCACCTGCACCTGCATCACGAGGGGCTGCTGAAGGCATACCAGCCGAATCAACAGTACCTGTAGCTTGCAAGAGCAATCGTTCGTAGTTCTGAGAAGCTTGTACCGATGAGGCATCAGGAGTACCGAACTTAATCGGCATCATAATCTGATTAGGATCACCGTTGGTCAGGAATGCCTTACCGGGCTTAACTTCGAACTTAGCACCACGAGGTAAGCGAGTAGCGTCCATAGCGATCATAGGCACTGCTGTCAGTGCTCGGGCATCGCTGTCCATACGCAGGCTACCGTCGATAGCTTTCTGCATGTTGTAGGCCTTCTCAGCCGTACCACGACCCCACACACGACCGGGAACTGTGTCATCCTGATACAGCATCACAGGACGATCCTTCATCATGTAAGGATTGGCCTCAGCCTTCAGGAGCTTACCCTTGTTAGCGATAACAATGATAGCTTCAACCAAGTCAGCGTAGTCATCAGCCAGAGAGTCTTCAGGGAACAGATCTACAACCTCTTGTCCTTCACTGTTCTCCAACTGCTCCAAGTACTCACGAGGAACCAAACCGTAGTAGGTCAGGAGGCGTACACGACCATCTTGGAAGTGAACAATCTCATCGGTAGGCTCTAAGTCATCATCAGGAGCATCCAGACCTAAGTCAACCTTACGGTAGATACCCTTTTCCATACCTTCTACGACCTTGTGTACCGAGACAAACTTCTCAATAGCACAACCCATAGAGTCATCCAACGATGTAGCATTAGGATCAATCAGGAAGTTCTTAGGGTTAACAGGTACGAGCTTAACAGCGATACGGTCAGTCTCGACCACACCAATAGCTGCTTGTCCTTGTACACCGGGGATAGCCTGAGTAGCTGGGGCGTACTCCTTCTCAGTCTTAACGGCAATCTCACCGATACCTGTACCGTAGATTTCAGCCATCAACTCGATCTGGTCGATAGCCTTCTTAATCTTGTCACGGTTGAAGTCTTCCATCAGTTGGTTCTTCAACTGTTCCACGTCTAAGGGAGAACCGTTAACATCCTTGATGTCATCCTCAATGTCGAACCACTCACCCTGACCGAAGATAGCTTCCATAATTTCAGCATGGCGAGTCTCAATGGCTTGCTGTGTAGCTGGAGAGATGATACGGCTACGCTCACTCTCACGAGTCTTGTCTTCAGCAGCCCACTGACCACGGAAGATACGCTCATATTCTAACCACA